TGCAGCGTCTTAGGCTCAGTCTGATACAGCGACCGCCAGTTGTAATGAACCTCTGGCGGCACACGGCCTAGCGCGGTCTTTACGATCATCTTGTCCAACACCTTCAGTGCGGGCTGGATATCGTTCTCCTGCATCGCCTTGATGCCATCGTAATAGTCTTGCGTGTCGGACTTGCCAGCGTCGCCAAGGCCACCAGTCTGGACGCCAAACAAACGAGAGCGCGGAACCTTAGCGTCACCAGATGCCGCCATTTGGAAACGGTCAATGATGTCTGGCAGAGTGGCGAAACCCATCTGTTTCTGCTGCCACTCCTCCTCATCCATATCGAGGATGAGCGCGCCGTTTGTGCCTTTGGTGTACATCGCCAATTGCAGCTTGGCTTGAAGCGCAGCCAATTCGTTAGGGTCAGTGACTTTCTGCATCAGACCCTGGATCTTCATCACATCAACCTTGGCTTCCATGGTCATGTCTGCCACGTTAGCCATCACCGCATCAAAGCCTTTAATGCTATCCATGATCGGCGCAAGGATGGATTGCCCCATACGACCAGAGATTGTGTTGTATGACTTACGCTTGCGACCAACTAGATGCACAATGCGACTAGGGTGGATCTGCAAAAGATGAGTATCGCCACCTAACATGTCATAATATGACGGTCGATTATAGAACTCGCTCAGAGGGTCATATTCATAGTTACCTTCACTGATCTGCCAGCGGTCCACCTTGACCACAAATCGCAACCCCCTAGACCGCTCAGGATCAATCTCCTCCGATGGCTCTGTCCCATCGTCAATAAAGATATACCCATCGCCAAACAGGCGCGCGTCAATGAGCGCATCATTCAGTGCGTCCTTGACGTTGAATTGCGCCTCCACATCCTCGATAGCGGTGATCTGATCCGCCTCAGCCTGCCATTCGCGCCACATCCGGGTGGCGTCACTTGCTGGCATGTCCACCACGCGGGACACAAGCCCAGATCCGTTATACGCGGCCAATAGTTCTTGATCGGTGTATTCCGCAGCCGTATAGCCCGCAGCCTGAAACTTGCTGCGTGTTGGCGTCATTCCGCCCGCTAGTGCTGTGAATGTGTCTGTGATGTGTGTGGTCATGGGTGTGATTGTATGGCTTGGCGTAAAAAAGTGCAAAAGAGGGGTTTACTACATGAACGGAATAGCGTAAGGTCTATGTATAGACAGGAGATAACGACATGACCGCAGCGACAATCAACAAAGTAAACGCAGAAATCGCAAAGCACGACGTGGAATTGGTTAAGGGTAACGGGTACTTTTACTTTGCAGACCTTGAAGGTGCAGAGACCTATAACGCGGATCACATTGAGAGTGTTTTTAGTAATGTCCTGCGCTGCATGACACTCGAAGAGTGGATTGAGCACGTAGAGGATCATCTGTCTGATAATTGACACGCCGCAAATAGGCGGGTATGTGTGGTGGCGGGATAAAGGAGATAGAGATGCTTGGAGTGTATCAAGTTGGAGATAGCCTAAAAGGCCTATACAACGATCATGGGGCAATCGCTGTGGTTGGTCGCAAAGGCGTGACAGAGATTGTGGTTGATAAGGCTAATGGCCCGATGGGCTTCTACGCCGTAGCTAATATTTTCAAGGGTGATGATTTGGTTAGTATTGTTCACCTGCATATGTGTTCAGTGGTTGACACCTAACCACGCCCATCGCGGCATGTAATGAATGGAGGAATGAGATGATGACAATTTGCACATACGGCATGGAGGCGTGGACAGTATCTGGTGAATGCGCTGGATGTAGCCATATGAACAAAAGGAACCAACAAATGACTAAAGCGCCGGAACGGATTTGGGCTTGGGATCATGGATGGTCAGACCATGAGATGCGCCACGGTGACGTGTTATACATCCGCGCCGCTTCCACCATCACACAGCACCAACCCAGGATCGCCCCGCAGCAACGTCAGTAACAGCATCAAAGAGCGGATCCAACTGGTCATCATGCTTGCCGTTGGGGAACGCGCTGGCCTCTGCAATAAACGCACTGAGCCAATCAGCGTTGATCGGTAGGAACACGTTGCCAGTCTCGACCATTGGCGCTGCGTCTAGCCCGCGTGTGATCTTATCCACGTTGCGCTGGATGTCCTTAATGGGTATGCCTTCGCGTTTGAGCGTCTGGATTAGCCCTGTACCGCTTGCCTTGTCCTCTACATTCATGGATCGCAGATAGCCCATGTCTTTACTTGCTATGGCCTTATGCTTCTTCCAGAACGCGCGTCCCTGCACTAGCAAGTCCGGGGCTTCCCACTTCCCTCTTACCTGATCTAGCAGATATTTACGGCCCTCACGATCATCACCCCAGCACTGAAACACAGAGTAGTCGTGCTGCTCCTTGGTCTTTAGCGCGGTATCCACATAGATCGTGCGGTTAACCAACTTAGGTAACACAACAGCGCCAGATACGGGTGTATCGCTCCAATACTTCCACCATGCGTCCTTTAGGATACCGCCACCGATAGGTGCAGGGCGCTGCATATACTGCCCCGCGAATACGTAGCTGTTGGCTTTCTCCTTACGTCGCAGCGTGTCTAGCGTGAAGTTTGAGTTGTCAGGCCAGAAGCTTTCGCCGTTGGGCTTGATAGCCTCAATGCACAGGTGGTCCCACTCTTCGCCGTTACCGCCATCCAAAAGCCACCCGCTTAGATCCTCTTCATGCAGGCGCTGCATAATAACGATGATAGGCGCATTCTGGTTGTTAAGGCGGCTTTCCATGGTGGCCGAGAACCAATCCAGCACGTTTCTGCGCATGGTGTCGGAGTTAGCTTCACCTGGCTTGTGCGGGTCATCGATAATTATTGCGCCGCCGAACGTGTCGCGCATCTTGCCCGCACCAAAGCCAGTGATAGAACCCTCGGCACCGGAGGCGTAAACCGTACCGCCTTGTACCGTCTTAAAGTTATCCTTGGCGTTGCTATCCGTTCTCAGGCTAGGTTCACCAAATACAGCCGCGTATGCCTCATGCTGCATCATGGCGCGGGTTTCTGCCGTGTTGGATGATGCGAGCGTCTTGGAATAGCTGGAATGGATAAACTCGCTATCAGGCCAATTCCCCATACACCATGCCATAAACGTCTTTACCGCGAGTTCTGTTTTACCAGATCGCGGCGGGATGTTAATGATAAGACGTTTTGACTGCCCGGTTACGCATCGCTCTAGCGCATTGCACAGATCGACATGGAATTGCGCCTCCTTCATGTCAGACCCGCGACGGGCCTTAAACATGTATTTGGCGAACTCCAAGAAATCGGCCCGTAGAGTGGCTATCTGTTCCGGGGGTAGGGGTTGGGTCATATTTTGCAGAGTTAGCGCTCTAAGCGCCATCCCAGTCGCTCTCAGGGGTATCCTTGGCGTGTTTCCTGCTTAGCGCGTCAAGAACAGCGTCGCCAGTCTGTAAAGCTGGCGTCATAGACCCATCGCTTGAGACCGTATCAACCTGCTGCGTCGGCTTTCCATCATAACGCTCAATTGCAGTGTGGATCAGGCGTAAAACATCAGAGCGCACATGCTGTAGCGCATCTGCCTCATTCTCGGTTAGGTCGCTCTCGATAGCCGCTAGCAGTTTCTCCTCAATCGCAAACGCCTTGTCACGATTGGCCCTGCGCTTTTCGATCTGCTCAGCCGTAAGCCCTCCTGGGTTTCCAGACTTGCCCGGCTTGAAACGTGTCTCAGGTGATGGGTTCTCGTTAGCCATATCGCCTTTCCTGCATTCAGGAATACTCCTCCGCTATATTGGATGTACCACATCCGTTGCCCCAAACGCAAATAACCCCGCCGGTTAGGGCGGGGTGTATGGTAAATGTGATGTCAAGTCTTTAATTTGCGCACCATCATGCTATTAAGGCCACCAGCACCTGCTCCAATGTATCCATTTTGCGTGTGGAGCCAACTATATCCCTTCAAAATCTTAAGCCAAGCCTCCCCAGTTGTGGGGGTGATTACAACGCTATCGTAACCATCTTCCAAAAGCTTCATTCCACCTAATGCTCGTACTTTTGGATTTTCTTTGCATACTTTTTCAAAATCGCATAGATCAAATACAACACCTTTGACACCACCTTTTTTCAGTGCGGGTGTGTAGAATTTAGTATATACCATCTTTCTATCTCCTATCTGTTAAACCCACACTAGCCTATGCGCCGGTATGGGTCAACAAGAAAATGCACATCTCGCTAAATCAAGTCACGATCAGCATCGGCTAGGTCTTGTAGAGGGTTACCATCATCCATTCCTTCCCAAACGCAAATAACCCCGCCGGTTAGGGCGGGGTTTTATTAACACAAGGTGAAATCCTTGCTAGTATAGCATGACCCGTACCACCTAGGCATTGGGTTATTG